GTAGTTAAATCTCTAAAATGAGGTGATTCAGTTCCCAGGCTGTACCAAATGAGGAAGGGAATGTACGATTCCCATAACTCAGATACATTTCCAGAAACATCTAAAACTGAGTTACTAATCAAGTTATTGATTGCACTCTGAATTGCGATAATTGTACCAGACTTCTTATACAAAGCTATTGCATGTCTAAGTTGATTTCTCCATTTAGATGGCGAAGAGCCAAGAAGCTTCCATCCTATAAGGTCTGCTATGTTCTGAAGGTACTCCTCTGGGACATTTTCTATGTCATAAATTAATCCTATAAGCTCTACTTGATTAGATATATCTTCAAAGCTATAACCCATAGCTGTTAAGAATTTTCTAAAAGGACCTTTAGCAATTTGATCTGTTAAAGATATAGACGCATCCATATAAGAATCAAAAGCATCTTTAACTGTAAAATCTTCTTGATCAATGTAAAGAGGAGAATAAATTACATCTATAAGGGTTAATAAAGAATCTAGTTTTTGTGTGCCGCTAGTATAGGTTGCTACTATTCCAGCACTAGGATCTTTTATAGCGTCAGCAGTACCCGAAGTGTAATCACCAGGAAGAAGTCCCAAATTAGAAAAAGTAGTACATGTCTCATAGTTTCTCCAAATAAACTCTTCAAAACCTTTTACTCCATCAACAGTAGTTAAATTTTGTCCATCAAAGACCCTCTCTAAAGAACTTAATACATATCCAGAAGGATCCCACTCCAATCCTCCATCAGCAGAAGTATTTAAGAAGTAAAACCACCCTAACTTGTCTACTAAATAATTATGAACACTACTAGGCTCTGTATCTCCTGTGAGAGAAGAAAGAGTACTTATATTTTGTACTATTGGACCCTCTTTAGATCCAGTAGCGGGAATAATCATGGGAAGAAGCGTCCCAGAAAGATATGATCTAAATTCCGCACTAGTATTATAATTAACTAAACTAGTATTAAGAGGTAAGAGAATATTATTTTCTAATAACGCAGGAGATAGCTTAGTTAATTCATTTTGTTTAACAAAGTACTGGGAAATACCAGATATATTATTCAAAGAAGAAGTTTGCGAATTTGCTACAGCAGACAAGGATAAAACGCTGGCGATATTGTCTGCTGCAACTAAATTAGTATTTATAACTTGAGATAAAGTATTAATCTCCCTCCCACTAAGAGTTATATCCTCTTGGGCATACACCGCAGGAGTAATCTTCTCTAAATAGTCTACAAAATTACTCTTGAAGTACTTTCTAGGAGAAGGTGTATACTTATTTTGGCCCATTAGTCTAAGAATTCAAGGTTAATTGTTAGGTTATTGAGTTGAATAATCTCATTAAAATCAACTCTTACATCCTGCTGAAGATTATCAATAGTGGAGTATCTTATCTCATCTATTTCAAAAATAACTCTGTTAATATCTGCAATAATTAGAGGTTGTCCAAAAGTTCTATTATCAACATTCAAATAGTTTAGTACCTTATTTCTAACCTTAGAAACAATAGACCCTTTGTTCGGTTCTTGCTCCTTATCAACTCTTACTGTAGTCACTAAATCAAAAGTTCTAATTAACCCGTCTACAATAACTATTTCATCTGTAGCCATTTTCTTTGTGCCCATAGCAGCTAATAATTCAGTTTTGAAGTTAGGAGTAGCTTTTTGTAGCTGAAGATCGGAAGCTTTCTCTAAAATATAAATATCAAGCGTATTTGCAGAAGCGTATGCTTTTCTAGTTGCTGCGACTGCTTTACCTATTGTCCCCCAACTACTAATATAAGTATTAGCAAATACAGTATAATCCTCTAAAGTTACCAATCTATCTTGTCTTCTAAATGTTAAAGGAGCCCATTTTTTTGCATGATTTAAGGTTTCAGCATTAGAACCCCCTACAGCAACAGAAATATTTGTAACAGTTCCTTCTTTACTAATACTGTTAGATGTTCCCGTTATTGTAGCATTTATAGATCTTTTCGCAATATTTCCTCTTCCTCCTCCTCCCACTCTATAGGTTACAAAATAGGACGCAGTATCATCAGGTGACACTCCAACTACCCCGTCCCCAAATACTACCGTTGCTGCATAATCATCATCATAGACTATCTCAAAAATTTTATCTGATGTACCTGATGCAAAATAAACATTATCTACCTCTGTATATGCTCCACTTGCGGTTGCAGTATTAGAATTAATATATACATCTATACTTCCATCTACCACAGGACTTTGAGTAAGCTTAATGCTCTTTACAGCCTCTGTAGCAGCAAATTGACCACTATCAGTTACTAAAGCTCCCTCCTGTAGGACTAAATTGCTATAAATAGTACTAGTATCGTTACTATTATCAGACTCCACATCGTACAAAGAAATATTTCCTGTACTATTAGCTGTATCGGCAAATCCATTAATTACTTTATATAAAGTGAAAGAAAGTGCTGCGCCATCTACTGGAGATACTGTAGAAATAACTCTATTTGCAGGAGTGAGAACATAGGGGAACCCTGCTACTGGGGAGTCATCAAAAGTTATTTGTGCGTCTGTGGCTGCTGATAGAGGGCCGCGCATTCTAACCCCAATTAATTGGAGTAGTTTTTTCATGCTACCTCTTTGCGTTGCTGTTGCAAAAAAGTTTTCATTAGCTAACATATCAGCTTTCATAGACAACACAGCACCCTGATAAGCTATAAGTTCTATAAACATCATCCCTAAGTCTGATTCCACAAAATATTGATACTCAAGAGGATAAACTGCCTTTATATAAGCAATTAAAGATTCTTTAAGTGAAAGAAAATCCGTAGCAGCAAAATTTATTAAAGTTGGCTTCTTAAATTCAGGTAATTGCGCCAATTTCATAAAATCTGAGCTTAATGTTCCAGAAAAATTCATTTTATAAGTACTCCTACATCAAATACAGCTAACTCATTCTCATCTAATTGTAACATTAGAGTTACAAACAAAGAATTTCCTCCTGATGGCCCATTTACTCCAGCAGGAACTACGGATATTTTTTTTACTGTAGCCCCTACAATATATCTCTTAAAAGAATAGAGGACTTCGTTTTTTATAGCTTCAAAAGTGTTTTCATCTAAGGGCTGAAACAAGAATTTTCTTAAATTACATCCATATTTTGGTAAAAGAATTCTCTCTCCTCTTTCTGTAGCGAGTAATTGCTGTACGGAAGCCCTAATCATATACGCCCCGGAAGATTTACTAAAAAATCCTCCTAAAGACCTACTTTTCCCCAAAGGATAGTCTAATCCATATATAACTCGCTCATGTTTAGTCTCTTTGAACTGAATAGAGCGAGGTGCTACTTTTCCGTAGATATTAACTGTTTGATTAGCTGCCATTAGATTAGAATAGATTTAAAGAACCCTTGTTGGGCTTTATAATTTTTTAGGACCTCATTACTATTTAGGGGTTTAGAATAAAATTTCAAACTACCTAGATGACCACGATAACTGCTTACGATACCCCCTCGGTCGCCACCTAAGAAGTTTCCGCTTTTATACATTCCGTCTGTATAACCTCCTCCTACAATCCAAGGAGTATAGAATGAATTAAGTCTAGGACCTTGTTGCAATGTGGAAGGCCCATCAACTGTAGTACTGGAATACTCAAAACTATTGTTATTCTTAAACGAAGGTAGGTTTATTGTTTTATATGGTTCCACTCCAAAAACGGTATCAATAGAAGAGGTAGCTAACAAAGTTCCATCAGCATAGAATTTTATTGTATTTGTTTGTGGGGATACAGTAATATTAAAAAGCACAAATTGAGAAGATACATTCCCTAATAAAGTATTGGAAGACAAATCAACTTTCATCTTATAGAAAGTAGGTGCCACCCCACAACCAGAAATATCCGTGTTGATCCAAGAAGCAGAGGATGTATCTCTTGCCTGGGTAGGTGCAATAAAGAAACTTAATGAGGATGCTGGGTCATTATCGTAATTACTATTACTGTATCCTACAGAGTCCTGAGTAAGCCTTCTATCCCTAGTAAAGCCGCAAATAAGCCCCCTATTGAAGTTTCCTCCCCTCATATTTTGTAGATAATCTAGATCTCTAAGGGCTCCCGTCTCATCTAAAGCAGAGGAGCCTACTGTGGCTCCAACATTCTCACAGGACAGAATAGCCTTGGTTAATGCGGAAGTTGTAGAGCTTAACCAACCAGCCTCTCCTTCCATTATGTTTGGAACATATGACCAAAACTCCATACTAAACCCACTAGGACTATAGGTTAAATCTCTATACTTTGAAGTGTCAGGTAATCTCACAAAAGAACCTAGAGCCGAGGCCGCTACAGTATCTGTACTTTTGTTCTTCACAATTCCTTCCAGATATGGGATTGCCAGTCCTGATACAAAGATCGAAGAAGAATTTGTTGCAACTAACTTTGCATTATTGTACATATCTTGAGTAGCACAATTGGTAACAAAGAAGTCTGTAGAGGACGGGAGTACTACTTTAGTTTCTAAGAAATTATAAATGGAGAATAAACTATCCTCCTCTATTAAGTCTGTGAGGGAAAGCACCGTTCCTGATGGGCTCCCAGACGGAGTATAAATAATACTACCTTTTCCAACAGTAGGAACATTTAAATGATGATATGTTAGGCTTGGGGGGTTGGGGGCTGAAATAGTAAAGACAGGATTAATGGGATAAACCATACCCTCAACCTCTCCCTCCTCAAAGATTAAAGCCTTTTGCTGCTCTAATTGAACAACTAGATTGTATGGCTCTAGAAAGGAGAAATCATTAATAGGTATATCTCCTGGAGCGAATATGGGTGCATCAGCACCTCCATAAACTTGAGGAGCTTTTATAGCTACCTCTATCTGCTTTTTGCGTCTATCAATTTTACTATTATGATTAGCAAGTTCAGAAATAATTAACTGTCGCTCATTGTTAACTATAGAAGAGTCCTCCCCGTAAGTGCCAATAAACGAGACTAGATCTCCTGACAAATCATACACATGCTTGTCTCTCTGTTGTTTAAGCACACTTAAAAAGTGATCTGAATCATAATAAGCTTGCATACCCTTACTGTCATCTACTAAATCAAGATCAAACATATTATCTGAAAACTTATTCAGAGAATCAATAGAAACTGCGTCACCTTTTCCACCAAGGTTTGGATCATAATCGTATTTCCATTTATCTCCAGGAGCGATAATCCCTGATATAGCTAGATAGATTGGATCCAATCCTCCAGCCTGGGAATCGTAATATAGACCGTCTGAGGTTAGAATATACTGACCTCCTGTGGTGAGAGGTGGTCCGTAAGTTAATCGGAAGACTTCCTCTTCGGGGAGACCAGGATCTTCAGCAGGTACTCTAATGAAGGTTGTACCTGAAAGAGCAGCATCCAACGCAGTAATATCTAAGAATCTAGGCTCTAAAGAAGGGTCTGCTGCTCTGTCTCCTAAGATAGTGTTAATATTACTCATAGTAATATTGCATTTTGCTACATGGTCTGCGGCATTGGCAAGTTTAGCCCTATCTCCCTCATAAAGATAGTATAAGAATGGATCAACAGCGGCAGCGGGCATCGTAGCCCTCTGAGTGGCCGCATTTCCTTGTTGAAACTCCTCCGTCCGGTTCCAATCATCCAGACACTTTTTTGCTGCTGTAAAATCATCAATAACAGTTTTAACATTTTGATATATATCCATAGCTTGATCTATTGCCACAAAAAAAGCATCCCCTACTCCCTTATTATTGTCCGTACCTTGGCCCTCATCATTATCTGTTCCAATTTTTGACGAATTAGATTTGTACTTAAAATTTCCTTGATCAGTAGCAAACTCTGTAACACCACTATCAAGCATTACTTTTTTCTGTGTTTCCCCTGCCACCTGATTAGCTTTCGTCTTCGATGATGCGACCTCTCCTAGTATCTGTGATAAGGTATCATTAGGAAAATAAGATAATATGGTCCCTGGTAATGCAAGCATACAGCTTGGCAACCCATAAGCCATTCCTACGGCTTTAAGATTACTAACACCAGTAGTGCCTTTTACTTTAATGAATGTTTCAAGATCGAATGATGCCATGATATACCTCTTTAGTATGTAGTAATTCCCCTACTACCATAGGAATTTCCTACGGGGTTCACAGCAGGATTAGTAGTGCTAGATTTGCCACCTTGCAATTCAATTGTACCCCCATCAGCATCAGCAGCCACCACCCCGCCAGGGCAATTAAGACTTATTTTATTACCCGATTGTATCTTAACTTCATTGCCTGCTTTCATATTAATATTATTGGCAGCCTTTATATTAATATCACCCCCTCCTCCATCTAAATTGTTTACAGCTTCTATACCAACTGTACCCGTGGTTTTAATAATAATATTCCCATTTGTACCATGTGTTTGGATTTCTATTCTCTGTCCATTTGCAATTCCCGAAGGATCTAAACATTCTATAAATATTCTTCCGTTTTGGGCTAAAGAAAGTGTATTAACATCCTTCCACTTACTCTGGATGTTAACATTTCCACAAAGAAGACCACTTTCCTCTCCCCACTCAACTGTAGCATTTTGTCCTGCGATAACAGCAGCGTTATTTAATATTTGAAGCTCTCGACCTCCAGTTCCTACCACAATATCTGTTTGATTATCTGTATTTATATATTTTTGAGGTCCAGTAGTCTCTACCTGAACCATATCAGCGACAATACCTTGGCTTACTGCGTCTGCTGAGTCTCCAGTTATAGTTATTTTGCTTGTACCTGTCTTATTCCCCGCATCGAGGATTATGGAATCAATTCCTGGGCTGTCAATTAGAGAAACCTTCTTTCCTGCCGATGAATAAATCTCTGTTTTAATATTCATCGCTGGTTGGACTAGAGAGGGGTCATCGTCAGGAAAGCTTTGCGGATTTCCCCCAGCATCAAGTTGAGCTTGTTGTTCCCAACTCATTCTAGCTCTTTTTTGTCTTACAAATTTAATGCCATTCCCATCTTCATCTTGATAAGCTAGTATGTTTGGCACTCCAGTACCTGCTCCGAGTTCTCCAGCTACATCTACTACTCTTTGTGCAGGAGGAAGCTCAGAAAAAGAGTTTACCCCCTCATTAGTCATAGAAAGTTCTTGTTGAAAGGTTGAACTTAAGTAATACCAATCCCCTCCCTTCTCTGGCTGAACTACAAGAATAGAAACTCCTACTCCTGGAATATGACCAACAAAGCCTCCTCCTGCCCCTCCCATATAGGGGGAAGTTCCGTGGATAAACTTATCTTGTTCTCCTTCTCCATTAATTTTAGCATAAAATCCATGATTTCTCTTTGGATCAAATCTATTAGTTACTTCTGCTAGACATATTTTCATTAGAATGTTGGAACTTTTCTAGGATTACCTGAGGTGGGCTTTTTCTCTTCCTCTTTTATAGCTTTTTCTTTTTTTACTGTAGCTTGCTTTAATGATCTGTGCATTTTTACTAATTCAAACTCAGAGGATGCACCCTGGCTACTAATTTTATGTGTAAACGAGGTTATAGTATACCATCCACTCATGAAGGTATTTAATAAGGTAGTCTCTGGCATTTCACTTTGAGTCTGGAGTATGGGAGCGTCTTGAGCAAAAAGAATACATGGTGACATTAACATTTTTCCTGTTCCAAATCTAAAAGAAGGCAGTGTTGTAATAGACATTTGTAGAGAGTCTCGGTACATCCTTTCAGAAAACTCGGCCATCGCAATTACTGGGTTTCCTGGCATTTTTTGATCCATTTTAGCTATAGGATTATCTGGTCTAGATAGCAATAAGGCATATACCGCATAAGCATTTTCTGCATACTCAAAAGCAGAATTAGATCCTTTAAAAAAGCCTAACTCAAATGCTGTGGAAAGCTTCTTCTCTAGTTTATTTATGATTATTTTTTGTGCCTTTACATCATTACCTAAAGATTTTTCATGATATCTAATAAATGCTATAATATCTCCATGAGTTCGTAAAGGAAGAGTACTATACTTGCTTTCTAATATACCACCAGCAGTTGTAGTTGCTCTTTTTGCAATCTCTCTCCTAAAGCCAATATTTAAATTATTACGATAAACTAAACTGTTGTCCAACTTTAAACTTAAAACATTAGGATTCTGAGTATTATATCTAAACACAGGAATTCCTAAATTTTCAATTTTTTCCCTATCATCTTTGGAGAAAGTATCAATATGCTGGAAATCGTCTGGTAGATATGAGGTAGGTCCGTATGCTCCTATAATTGAGTGTGGGGGATAAGTAATTTTTCTCACTAAATTATTGTATTTTTGATCTACAAGTATAAGTTTATCTAGTGGGTGAAGAGGGGCTATCTCTAAAAGAGCCCTAGCTTGTGATATTTCTAAATTTTCAAATACTTTCTCATAGTCTTCTATTGTCGCTATATCTAAATATTGTTGAAGCTTGGCTTCATCTTCTGCATCTTCATACGCCTTTATGGTATTTTTTGTTTGATTGTCTAACTCTTGGGGGTCTTTAGCACCATATAAAAAGTCTCTTATAAGTTGTTGATCGCCAAATACGATAGCCCCTTCATCAGAATTAAATACTCGATCCACCCCTCCAAATAAGGGAAAATCTTTATTATATTGATCCGTAGCCCAAAACTCTAATAATTTTGTATCACTCTCATAAAATAATTGAAAATCAGACCCAGTAATACCTAATGTTGATTTACTTAGGTGCTTAGTTATTTTCATTAAGATTCCCCAGTAATCAGGAAGTCCATCTTCGGATGCGCTAGTAATTCCCGCAGTAAAATAACGACTGTTCAAAAAACCTCTAAGAGTCTTATTATAAGAATTATATGCATCTTGCTCTCTATAAGCCTCTAAAACTTTTAAAGTTCCTTTTACTGTAGAATCTTTCTCTGAAGAGTTTAGATTTATTCCAAACCCAGAAAGGATGTTACTCAGAGCATAAAATAATTTTCCTTGCTCGGTAAAATTATGATAATATGTATCATTATTTTCTACAACGGTATTCCATGTAGTTAATTTGTCTTTAGCTTCCAGATATTTCTTATGTTCCTCTTGTCCATAGAAAGGAATTTCCTCAACGGTCAGATCTAAATCAGGAACCTTTTCTGTCTTTTCTACTTTCTTTTGCGCTTCAGCTAATCCTTGCTCAATAAGATCCTGTTGGATTAGCTCAGACAAAGTATAATTTAAATTTGGTAAAACAACAATAACATTGGAATTTCCTGTAGCTTTTCTAATTAAATCTCTAATAACATCCGTTATTAGCAAATGAATATCAATTTTATTTAAAAAGAAAGAAGTATCTTCTAATTCAGCCAAAGATAAATAATTATTAACTTCCTTCTGATATTTATCTGCTAAATCTAGGCCCCACATAGGTAAATCTTCTAAATAAGGAGGGTAGGCATATCCAGCCTCTTTATTCATTGCCGATCCTCTCCATCCATGCAATACCCTTTTATCTGAATGCTTAAATACATTCAAATCAATAGGAAAAGATTTAGCATCAATTTCTACTCCCAACCCCTCTAAATTTAAATCTACCGATTGTTGGTGAATATCTCGTCTACCCTCTGTACTGAAAGATAGAGAGGTTGCTGCAAAAGTTAGTGTAATCTGTCGGGATCCCTCTATAGAAAGTTCAGCACCCATTAGCATCATAGTGTGAGGACCCGACCAAGAATCTAAATTAGGACCTATCCCATAAGCAATATAAACTGATCTAATTCCTCCCAACTTATCTGCTAAAGTAGCAGAGAATTTTTTAGTAAATTTATCAATGTCTACCGTTTTTTCTGCCTCCGTTTTATCAGCATCTAATCTAATTTGAGAAATAGGATCGGTTTTTTGTGGAGCATTTCTAGAAATATAATCTACTAATGCATCTGATCCATTCTCCAACATGAATCTCTCTTCAAACTCCTTTTTTGGGTCAATCAGAGTTAATTTCATTATATTTCCCTGCTCCTTCCCACCAAAGAAATGCTCAAAACTAATGAAATTAGGATTAGCTTGGCTATCAAAAAGAAGTGCATCATCAGACTTAGCTATTTCTTTAGATAGGTCTTCATAATTAGTTCCTACCTTAAAAAGAGTACTTAGGACTCTCCTATCAAAAGCAACTACAACATGTGGGACAGGTAGATTCATACCATTTGAGGAATCAAAATTCTCTGATTTATTAGGAACCCTTCCGAAGGATCAGTTATATTATTAACTAACATTAAGAGCCACCAATATTTTGGACTACCATAAAAAATATTAGAAATTAAATCAGGTCTATGCTCATACCCATTAGGAACATACCCAACTTCATATTCAAAAGCATTCTCCAGGTCAGAAAGTATACCGTCGAATATTGGAGTGTTAACAATAGTAGTTACTATAGCGTTCCTGTGCTTAACTTCCCTCATATCTAAAGCATAAGGTCCATTTTGTGATCCTAAAATAGCCATGATTAAGTATTAAGTCCCATTCCAGGTGTTAACGAGAAGGTGCTTTCTCGTTTCTCTAAAGAGGCCCAACTACGGAAATCTTTCATATAAATATCATACCCAGGATCCATATTATGACCTCCGCTTATCACGGATTCCCATCCTGCTAAGTTATCTCTCTTAATTATATCCATAGAATCAAATGCTTTGAAATCTCCAGTTCTAATCTCCTCTAAATTTAATACAATTTTAAGTCTTCTTGGAAGGAGAGTCTCAACATCGTACCCCGCAACTTCATCCCAATCTAACCTGTAATCTGTACAAATACATGGAACATCTTGATATAGTAATCCATGTCTCAATCTTATTATAGGTGGACCGTATAGAGGGTTAGTAGAGTGATTAGTAACACTACTTCTAATTATACTTATCCAATATACAATAACATCAATTAATTTAGCTCTTGCCTGAGCATCGTAGGCTACGAACTCCGAAACTGTTTCGGATACTGCAACCTCTTTAGTTAAAGTTTGATCATTAAGAACATTCTCTCTATATTCTTGATAAGTGGGAACCTCCGACTTATCTCTACCAGAATTCATCAAAGCATCAACCCAAAGTTTATGTGCAAGTTGTAACCTCTCCTCAACACTCAAAGACTTATTTCGCATATTCATTCTAATAGATGATTGGAAAGCTTCAGTACCTAGATAATATTTTCCCATATAATCAATTGCGGCAGTCCCTTTTTCTCCATCATCAGTAAAACTAAACGCTGGGGAGGAAAATTTCATTCTTTCATCTTCTGGAAGAGCGTCTGGGCCAGAAAGATAGTCTTTAGGTTGATATGGATTTAAATCTATTAAATGTGGAAGTGTAATATTAAAAGATACATTTATTCTTCTAGAATCCGCTCCTAAGTATGTGTACAAATTACTAGATCTAGCAAGAAGAGAGTGTTTTTTGTACCGAGCTTTCTTAGATTCTGTAATTTTCGGATTTTCAAAAAAGGGCAACCCTACTTTGTGGTAATCAGACCCCTCATTTGGATTGGGGAAATAAAAAGATAGGTTAGCTCTTTCTGGTAATTCTCTATCAACAACGGGAGACATGGGAATACTCTCTATTGCGACCTTTGCCGCTTCCGCTGCTGCTGCTCCAACCCCTGCTGCTAATGAACCTAGTAATCCTGCCATAATATTCTCCTATATGTATTAGAGTCCCTTAACACTCCTAGGATTGCCTCTAGGCAATTTCAGTCTATCTGAATTTCCTTCAGCAGTTAGATCAACTAAAACTTCCATATTTTCACTCAAGGCATTCATAAATCCTTGCTCATCTCGGGCTGTGAGTCCCAAGATTTGATCCATACTTGTTGCAAGGAATTCATCCGTTAAACCTAAAAATCCCGAACCCGTATCTCTAGGATCAATAGTTTTTGCGTCTATAGAAGCTGTACTCTCCGCTATCTGTCCAGTTAATGCGTCTATGCTGTTCCACTCATCTCTCCAAGCATCCGTCTGAG